TTCCTGATCCTCTATGGATTCGATTTCTGCGAACATCTGTTCAGCAATACTGGAGATGACGCCTGTTTCCTCGCCCATTAAGTCAGTCTTGTCCTCGGCAGCGGTGAATAACCTATTGCCTTCTTCGTCGCTAGCTTTCATAACGATGAGGTCGATCATTGCCGCCATCGTCGTGTTTTCCATGAACTTAGGATGTTTCTTTTGCAGTTGGTTAATGTCGTAGCAAGTAATCGGGAAGCAATACATGGCAAAGGGCTGTCCATCTGGATCAGCCCATGCCGCAACCTCGATCTTTCGAGCATTCACTTTTCTTCTGTTTCGTAAATCTTTAGCCAGTCCCATCGGGATTCCTTATGCGGTTGCTTCGGTTATTGCGCCTGAAACTTGTAGTTCAAAGCTGCCCTCAACCATACCATCAAAGGATGCCGTGATTTCTTTACTGGTTACCAATCCACCGCCGCTGTAATACTTCTCGCCAGTGCCGGTTCCTGTTGGGTACAGTTCCCAATCCAAGTCTGCGGATGCGTCCATTACCAGTTGGACGGTATCAGCATCGTCCCAGTAAACGTCCATTGATAGAGTGGCAGAAGTCAAAGAAGAAACGTAGGTACGAGCGGTATCGCCCATAACGCTGTCTTCGATTGTGTCTGCTGATTCTGATAGCGTGAAGCTACGAACCTCACCCATAGCAGCAACACTGCCGCCGTCTACCGCCAATTTGACTACTCCGCCGGAGCCTTTAGTCGTTGCCATGTTTCACCTCTTTAGGTCGTGCCTCTAGTGTATTGGTACTCAATGCGTACCGTTAAAATCACCCCACCGATGGGGGTAATGCTGCCGTCGTCGGTTTCTACGCTGACAATCTGTGTGTCGATTGCATAGCCACCACGCGATCTGTCTTCGTCCAGCTTTTCTTCTATCGCTTCGACGATGTTATTCCTTGCTTCATCCAAACCCGTCCCTTTTACATAGCAGACAAGTTGATAATCAATCGTGCCGAACCGCTGGGTCATGCTTCCACCCACGGTTCCATCTTCCCTGTTTTCGTTTGTTGTTCTGACCAACACCGCTGGGTATTGCGCATTGCTCAACTTGTCAAAATCGAACGGTTCGCGGGTCACGAACTTGATGTCTGTTGGTGTTGTCACCGCTTGTAGTGCCGTCACCAGATTGCCTGCTATGTTCTCTCTCGCGCTCATAGTTGTAACTGCTTCCTGAACACATCAGCCAACACCTTTTCTTCCTTCTTGTTAAAGCCGAAGAAAGGTCTAATACGATTGTTGAACGCTGCCTTTTTTGCCTGCGTAGCGTTATCAAAGTACAGGACAGCCTCGTTGGAGCTAGTGACAGCCGCTTGCATAGATCGCAGCATGTCGCCCTCGTTCTCTAGGTCTACTGGGGTCGTTGGATAGCCAGCAGCCTCAAGCCATGTCTTATATTTTTCTGGGTATTCTGCAAACTTGCCGTTGATTCCCATGCCCCTGCTAGTGCGCTCGTCAATGATCTCTTTGCCCTTTAATGCCGCCGCCGCTATACCCTTGGTCACACCACGCTTAACATCACGCCGCTGCGCTCTTGTTATCTTGGTGAAGTCTTCAGGAAAGGTTTTGACATCGATCTTTAGGCTCATCGCGTCAGTCGTCCATAAGCTACGATACCCTTCTCATCATCTTCAATGGTGCCGCTTGCGTCGTCGTCGTACTCAACACCGTCAGCAAATACAGCCACCAATTCTTCTTGATAGCGTTGCTGGTAGAACTGAATCATGTTGAGAAATCGGTCATCTTGAACCCAGTTGGTTAGCTGGGGGAGGGCGAACTTCCACAAAACCAAGTAGGCGTTGCATCGAGTCCATTGGGAGTCGGTCAGATAAGCGGGGTTCATTTCCCCTGGGATCTGCTTCTTGTACCACCACTCGTTTCGAATGGTGCGGGTCAGATCTGTTTGTGCTTTCGCGTGCTCAGTCGCAAAGGATGTGATGCCGAAGTCCAAGATGTCAGGGACAAGGGCCACCAGATCAGAGTCTTGAGAAAATGCCATTACCACTTCACCTTGTCAGCCCAATACGCGGCTGATGCTGTTTTGTCTTTGCGCCCTGCTGCTATCTGCTTGGCGAACCTAGCCTTGAACGATCTACGCTTGGCTTTGTCTGCCTCACTCTCACCCTTGCGAGGGGGTTTGTTATCTGCACCCTGAGCACCAAAACGGATCAGACGAATCTTGTCGCCTTCCTTAGCCAATACTGCGTGACTTTTCTCTGGGTGCTTGGGTGTTCGCTTGGGTTTGTTGTAACCCTCGAACCGCTCACCTCGGTAAGTGATAGCCAATAGAACCTCCAAAAAAGGGACGGCCCCACCCCAAAGGAGAGATAGGGGCAGGGCCACCCAAACGCTTTAGATAGTAGCGTCGAACAACATTTCACAGCCGTATGTGTCGTCAAGCTCACCCACACCATAGATGGCGGTAGCGTTAAGCTCGAAGGCACGCAAGGATGCGTCACGTTGTGCTTCGATCTGGAAGTCACGCTTTATAGCGATAGCCAAAGCCTCGCGCGAGAAGACAGCGCCTTTCGCGTCACCAGAACCGTCTACAGTCACATTGGATGACTCGTAGATGTCGATTCCAGCAATGGTTCCAACGTAAGCGTTAACCATAGCCGTGTTCTGCGCGTCACCACCGTTGGGGTTAGCGAAGGTATTGGTTAGGTTGGCTTTCAGTTGGTACGCTTGGAAAGGATTGACAACCGCGAAGATGTCGCCTTGTGCCTTGTTGTTACGCAAGGTAGCAGCGGCCTTGAACAGATCAGCAACCGTGATTTCCTGAGCGGCAGCGCCGAAGGAAGTGCTGAAACCGTCGAACAATGCGATCAGGTCAGCGTCCATCTTGGTGGCGATAGCGTTACCCAGTACCGTACCCAGCTCCTCAGCAGGGTTGCCAGCACCCATAGCAGCCAAGTCGGTCAATACTACCTGTGCGCCAACTTCACCAACGGTGATATTAACAGAGGAAGTAGAAACAGTCGTGCTGGTCAGGTCGGTGCCTTCGGTTAGGTCAGCGGCAGTGATTGCAGGGTACTTTGGCACCTGAATCGTCTTGCCGGCTTCGTCGCCGATGTTGTACTGCGTCACCAATCCCATCATCAGGGATTCTTCTTCAGCGGTGAATCGTGCCTGAGCGATGATATTCGCAAACAGGTCGTCAAGGGTTGTGCTAGTTGTAGCAGCCATAATAGTAGTCCTATATCAAATGTGGTTTATTTGGCTTTCTTCTTGAAAGCTCGGAAGGCTTCTCGCCCACCATCTTCCCAGTTTTCAACCATTTCAGCCACAGATATAGGCTTCTGCGTGGAGCCACCAGCCATCCCTTGAGTGCCAGCGCCACCTTGGGAGGCTCTGACGAAATGCGGGTTAGCCGTAAGAAAGTCACCCACCAACTCATCGACTGAGAGGGGGTCGGCTTTGTCGTTGTATCTGACTGCGCCGTTATCGTCTAAGACTTCAACCGAACCATCGTCCGAGAGTTTTACACGATTCCGCAGCAGTTGCGATACCTGCTCAGAATCTACAGCGTTGTGCCTGCTTGCTGCTGTCAGTAACGCACCATCTATCTTGGTGGTTTCTAACGCCAGCCGCATAGCGGCAAGCTCCATATCCTTTTTTTCGACAGTCTGCTTTAGTACCTGCTCGAACTCGCCTTTTTCCTTTTGGCGTTCAATCTGCGCCTGTTCACGCTCAAGCATGAGTTGGCGAGCTTCCTCGATGTCGATACCTTCCAGCTTCTTGTCTAGCTTACGCCTCTCCCTCTGGATTCGATCAGCAACAATGCGATCAAGCTCCTCTTGGGTAAACGTCTTGCTTTCCTGAACTTCCGTATCCTGCACTGGTTCAGTTTCAGTGCTTTCAACCATGACTTCTTCGCTCATGTACGAACCTCTTTCGAGTGGGGGCATTATACCAGCTTCACAGGGATGTCAATAGCTGGCGGTTATTTTTTAGTCGTCCGCTTCCGTTTGTTCATCGGCTTCTTTTTCTTCGTCTTGCTGTGTCCGTAATGGCTCGGCATCTTTTTTCTTCCTCGTCTTTTTAGGTAATGGCAGCAGCACGTTCACGATTCCATATAGGTCTTCAAACTCCAGCTTCTCATCCTCTGGTGCTGCCGCTGCTAACGGCTCCAACAGTTCGCGGATAGCTGGTGGTATTGGTCGCCTAGCGACCAGATTCTTGGCTCGGTCTAATTCTTTGGACATGTTATTCCTCTACTATTGGTATCCAGCGATGGCGGCAGTTGTAGCCGCCGCGCACAATGAATGGATCGCCAGGACTCTTGCCTGCCCAGCTTCCCTGCCATATCTCCGCGATCTCGTCACGGGTGTATGTCTTGTTCCTGTGCGTTTTACAGAAATCCCGTGTATCGCGTATCACGTTGCCCCGATACCTGAATTCCTCTACTCCCGCCTCATTAGCGATGTTAATCGTGAGCGAAGCCGAGAACTGATTGATTGAATCCGTTGCGTAAGTTGTCGCATAACGCCGAAGGTTATTACCAAGGCGATCTGAGTTATAAACTCCATGGAGTCTATCAACCGCTGCCTGTTGCGTGGCTCCAGTTGTTGTCTTAGCCACCTCCACCAGTTCTTCAATCTCTGCCTGATCGCTTGCTTGATAGATTCCATTGATGCGCCCTCTGACCTCGGAAATGAAGTCCTGTTTAGACCTGCCAGACAAGGACGCCTGATAGACCCCATTTGCCAAGGCATCCAGTTGTGATTGAGCCAAAGCCTCAAAGCCTTGGAATGATAGCCTCTGAAGCCCTGAAATGACCTGTGGCTGTACTTTTGCGAAGTCCCCATAAGTGCCTAGCATCTCCTGTAAATCGTCTGAGAGGCCTCTATAGTCGCCCAGAACAGTCTGTACGCTGGATAAGTAGTCTTCTTCTAGTATGCGGCGTATCTCAGAGCGGGCATTGATCGCCCATTCCAAGTCAAATAGCTTGCCTGCGCTGTCTGGTGCCGACTGTATAAGGTCAGCCATATCCCGTTCGGTTAGGTCGAAAGCGTTGGACAAGAATTCCTTGTGCCTATCTTCCATAGCCTCTTGGATATTCTCATAGACGTCATCAGCCGCCATTACTGCGCCTCAGTCTCCACTGGGAACTGACCTAGAACCTGCGTCTGGCCTTCAATCTCGACATGGGACTGCGCCAGCTTGTCGTCATCAAGGGCTAGGTCGGCGATCTGCTTATCTAGCTCTTGCGCTAATGTCACTGATCTAACACCGCTGGCTTTCATCTTCTGCAAGAACTCAAGCTCTTTGTCATAGTCGCGGATGTCAAACGAATCAGGATAGAACACCTCCACGTCTGGCGTTACGTCTAGCCAGTTGCAGAAATACGTCCACAAGTGTTCCTCGGCTAACTCCAGCAGGTCTGCTTTCTCCGATAGCTTCGCGTTAAGCATCTGGAACTCAGTCTGCATGGCAATACCTGACATCGTTTTAGCATCTGTCCCGCGTACAGCACCCATCTGAGCCATGCGGTTGATAGCTTCCACCTTGTCTTTGATGGACTCTCTTATGCTGTTTATGTTCTGGCCCGAAGGTTGTAGTAAGAACGGCTTCATGGTTTCGGCTGCATCGTCTGGCACGTTAATGACAGAACCCGCTCCCGCGCTTGCATCGGTGTCGTAGGTCTTAACCAGGGAGGGATGGTTGCTGATTCTGATTAGCTGCTCGATCTCTGAAAGCTCACTGTAGATAGCCTTCTGCATATAGGCGATGTCAGACAGGTCACTGATGCCCACCCCACGGGTAACGCTGCGCTGTGCTGGCAGGTAAACAGCAGGAATCTTGCCTAGTGGGTTGTCTATCTCGCTAATCATCTGCTCTTTGTCGCCGTCAGACTTCCACTGCTGAACGGTATCTTTCCGCCAGATCCGGTAATAGCTTACCTTGGTTGTGGCGTTCTCACGGTCTACGGCTTCCCTGAGCTTTAAGTAGGTCAATTCAAAGCGTCCAGAGGGTGTACGCTCCCACTTCCAATCAAACACGTTCTCAGGCGTGAATAGGGACAGATAAGGCCGTATGTCTTGGTCTAGCTCATCTGCTCTGGTCTGGGCATTGGACTCTGGCTTGTCTACAAGAATCCAGACGTGACCATAAACAGACGACCAGATCTGGGCTTGCTTCATAAAACTATTGAGGCTTGTACCGTCAAGGTCGGCATCGTTTATCATCGCCTCTAACGCTGGGTTATTGGCTAGAGAATTGAATACTCGAACAGGGGGAGTGCGCCACAGAAACGAACTGTAGATGTGAACAACATTTCGGC